ATTTTTACGACGGACAGATTAGGCGTTTTGTTACTCAGTTTATGAGAGCATTTAGTAACTTCAGTTATAAAGACAGTGCTGGTACATTGAGAAAAGTTCCTGTAACCTACGGAAATCTTACACGACAAGTTGCTAGTATTATTAGAGATAACAGTGAAAACAAAGTTATGTCAGCACCAAGAATTGCTTGTTATATTACTGGTATAGATTATGCTAGAGACAGGGTACAGAGTCCATCACACGTAAGTAAAATACACGTTAGACAACAGGAATACGACGAAAACACTCAAACATACACAGGTAGACAAGGTGTAGGAAATACTGTTGAACGTGTTATGCCTGTTCCTTTTAATTTACAAGTAAAAGCAGATGTTTGGTCAACAAACACAGATCAAAAATTACAAATTATGGAACAGATATTAGTTTTGTTTAATCCAAGTTTAGAAATACAAACAACTAACAATTATGTTGATTGGACAAGTCTAAGTTTAATAGAATTGCAAAATGTAAATTATTCTACTAGAAGTATTCCACAAGGAGTAGATACAGAAATAGACATAGGTGAACTTTCATTCATTATGCCTATATGGATTACTCCTCCTGCAAAAGTTAAAAAACTTGGTGTAATAGAAAAAATTATAATGAATGTATTTGATGAATCAGGATCAGTATCAGATGGTATTATTGACGCAACTATTCCGGAAGCAATAACAGTTAAATCACCTGGTGATTACAAATTACTAGTCCTTAACAATACTGCAAGATTACTTCATGCACACGAAGGCATTAACGAAAGTAGAACAGGACAGTTTACTAGAACAGGAACTGCAATTAGTTGGTTAAAACTGTTAGATATGTACCCAGGTAAATTTACAGCAGGAGTAAGTTCTATCAGATTAACAAAATCGGACGGTAATGAAGTAGTAGCGACTGCAAGTTTAAATCCAACCGATGACACACAAATGGTTCTAAGCATCGATAGTGATACTGTACCAGAGAATACATTATTAACTGATCCTGTTAACACAAGAGGTACAATAGATGCTATAATAGATCCTACAACATTTAATCCTAATTCAAATAGTTTAAATGCTGGTACTAGATACTTAATTTTAAATCCAATTAATCCGGATATAAAAGGAGACAGTGCAGACGCTAATCCAAATGCATGGCAAAATGCAGACGGATCTTTGTTTAAAGCAGATGCAAATGACATTATAGTTTGGACAGGAACAGAATGGAAAATTGTCCTTGATGTAAGCGGAACAAATGACGGAACCGATTCTGCATCATCACCTTCCCCTGTATATATAACTAATACATATACCGGGATACAGTACAAGTTAGAGAATGGTGCTTGGCTGAAGAGTTTTGAAGGTGAATATGAGGCAGAAAAATGGAGACTAGTTCTGTAAATGACAATATAACGTGTAGTGGTGCATTGTTTTATGCACTAGATACAAAACGTTTTTTATTTTTACAAAGAACCAAAAACAAAACAATAGGACAATGGGGCCTAGTTGGTGGTATGAGTGAAAGAGGTGAAACTCCTTGGAATTCTCTACAACGTGAAATCAAAGAAGAAATTGGTGTACAAGGTAATTTTAAAAAAGTTATACCATTAGAACTGTTTACATCTAAAGATGAAAAATTTTATTTTCATACCTATGTAATTTTAGTTGACAAAGAATTTATTCCTAAACTAAACAGCGAACATTCTGGTTATTGTTGGTGTGATATTGGAACATATCCTAAACCTTTACACGTAGGTTTAAGAAACACGCTTCAAAACAAAATAAATCAAACGAAGATTCAAACAGTTAGTGAAATAGCAAATCAACTATGATCAAAGTTATTGGTGACATTATGTTAGATCGGTGGATACTTGGTACTGCTGATAGAATGAGTCCGGAAGCACCGGTGCCTGTACTACTAGAAAATAATCAAACGTACAGTATTGGCGGTGCAGGAAATCTTGCTCTAAATTTAGGAAATTTAAATGTTGAATTAAGTTTACATGGATCGGTTGGTGCTGATAAAGAAGGTTACAAAATTATAGAATTGCTTAAAAAGTATGCAAGTATCACAAGTAACGTTTTGTTTGATAACAGTATTACTACTACTAAAACACGACTAGTAGGACAGCGTGGACAACACATCTGTCGTTGGGATCGTGAACAGCATTATTTAGGTGAGTATAGAAATTTATCGTTAGATGTAAATGATATCGTAGTAGTCAGCGATTACAATAAAGGTGTTATAACACAAGACTTAATGTTTAGTTTACAAAACAATACAGTGTTTGTAGATCCTAAACAACAACCGCAACTATACAGAGATTGCTTTTTAGTAAAACCAAATATGAAAGAATACACAGAATGGTTTGGCGAATTTGATTATACCATAGCAAGAGAAAAATTAAAAGAATACGGGTGGACATGGTTAGTGGTTACAGATGGTGCAGAAGGTGTACACGTAATTAATGAAAAAGAAAATTGGCATATCAAAGAAGATGTAAGAGAAGTTGCAGATGTTACAGGCGCAGGTGATACATTTTTAGCAGTTTTAGTTTATGGATATGCTGTAAAGAATATGAGTATACCAGATGCTTGTGAATTGGCCTGTTATGCAAGTGCAAGAAATGTAGAAAAACGAGGAGTACAACCTGTTACATTTGATGATCTAAATAGAGGTGTAGTATGGACTAACGGAGTTTTTGATTTATTACACCCGGGACACTTAGAATTACTAAAATATGCTAAAAGCCTCGGAAATAGCCTTATTGTAGGTATAAACAGTGATATGAGTGTAAAGAGATTAAAAGGCGCACACAGACCTATAAATGACGTGTTAACACGCAAAAAACAACTGGAAACACTTCCTTGGGTTGACGAAGTTGTTATATTTGAAGAAGATACTCCTATTGAAGCAATAGAAAGAATTAGACCTGATATTATTGTAAAAGGTGGTGATTACACTGTAGATACTACTGTTGGCAACAAAGTTGCAGAAGTGAAAATATTTCCAAAAATTGAAGGTCATAGCACAACAGATCTGATAGGAAAAATTAAAACATGATACATGAATTTTATTTAGAAAATTGGAAAGAATACGAAGAAATATATAAAGAATGGCAGGACAAAGCAAAAGAAAATTTTGCAGTTAATTCAAGCACTGTTGGATTTGATGTAGGACAACCTGGTATACCTAATTTATTTGATAACAAAATTAGGAATGAATATTCAAAATTAATGGAGAAACATTATCCTAATTTTCAGTTTGGAAAAGTTTTGAATGTATGGGGTGTATATTATAGAGATGGTGGATATCAAACATTACACAGGCATAATCAAGACAGCATAGCAACAGTATTATTTTTAGATGAACAACCAGAATCTGAGAAGTTGACATCTTATAACGGAATGTTATATACTGTATGTAATGATGATTACAAAAGTTTTAGGCCTGAACCAGGAAAATTAATAGTAATGAATTGGGACGTATGGCACGGTGTATATCCTGCCACAGAACCTAGAAGAAGTTTTATGGTAGATTTTGCGATATGAAAATTTTAGTTACAGGTAATGAAGGGTTCATAGGTAAAAATTTGTGTGCGTATCTTGTATCGCTTGGACACGAAGTTGAAGGATTTGAATTCAAAGAAAATGTTTTACCTGACCCAAGTCCTTTTGATTTAGTAATTCATCTAGGTGCTATTAGTAGCACAACAGAAACAGATGTTGAGTTGGTTTTAAAAAGAAATTTTGAATTTACAATGCAACTTATTCAAGTGTGTGCTCAAATGGGAGTAAACATACAAATCGCAAGTTCGGCAAGTGTATATGGTCCAGGTTTAGATGGATTTAGAGAAGACAGTAAATGTTTACCTAAATCGCCTTATGCTTGGAGCAAATATATGTCAGACAGATACTTGATTGAATCGGGATTGTATGAAAAATCATTTCCTATCAATATACAGTCTTTTAGATATTTTAATGTATATGGACCATATGAAGAACACAAAGGCACACAAATGAGTCCTGTAAGTATGTTTGAAAAAACTGCTAAAGAAAATGGTGTTGTAAAGGTATTTGAAGGTAGCGATAGATATAAAAGAGATTTCATCTGTGTAAGTGATGTGTGTAGGGTGCATGAACAAATGTTACGCACAGATACAAGCGGAATATTCAATGTAGGCACAGGTAATACTACATCATTTTTGGAAATAGGGGAAATAATTGCTGACAAATATAATGCAAAATTAGAAACCATACCTTTTCCTACGCATTTGATTGGACAATATCAAGAATACACCTGTGCTGACCTAACAAATTTAAATAAACATTGTAAGTTAGATTATCTAACAGTAAGAGAGTACATAGATGGACGATAAAAATACAGATAGACCAAGCGGAAAAGTTGAAAAAGGTTGGGGATATGAACTAATATTTGCAACTACAGACCAATATTGTGGAAAAATTTTATTCTTTGAAAAACAAGGATCAAAGTTTTCAATGCATTTTCATAAAGAAAAAGACGAAACTTGGTTTATAAACAACGGCAGTTTTCTTTTGAGATATATTGATCCTAAAACTGCTACCCTATATACTAAAACATTAAAGCCAGGTGACGTATGGAGAAATCCTCCATTATTACCACATCAATTAGAAGCACTAGAAGATAACAGTAGCCTTACTGAAGTAAGCACTGCTGATTCAATTAAAGATAATTATAGAATTATTCCTGGTGATTCTCAAAAAGATTCTAAGCCTGCGCCTCAGACCAACGAAGAATAATTTCACCGTTTACTGCTGTACCTGACGTTTTATAAACGTTAATTGCTAGTACGTCTGGACCATTAGGGAATGTACCTCTACCACCTAGTGTGGTATTAGTTAATTCTTTAATAAACGATAGGTCTAGTGTAGATCTTTCTCCCGGTCTAGCAACAAAACCAAAGATAGTTTCACCTGGTTGTGCATACGGTGGTGCTGTAAAGTCAAACAAAATTGTTGTAGTACCTTTTGTAATTGCAGTACCATCAGTACTCTGAGAAAACTGAACTTTATAATATTCTGTGCCACCCCATTCTCTTAATTGAACCGTAGAAACAGATGTGTTAGCAGGAAAGCGTGTTTCACTAGATGCCACTGGTGTACCCTGTGTTGCACCCGAACTTTCCCAACTTGCTTTTGTGAAATACATTTCTGATGTTGGTGGATCGTTAAATGTGTCAGTTATTGTAGTACTAACTGTTGTATTTCTACCAACAGTACCGCTCGGATTTTGACTGATGTCTAACCTAACAGCATCTACATACGCATTAGCAACATGGTCATATAAAAAGTCACCTGTGTTGACTCTTGTAATTGTTGTACCAGCGGCAATGTTATTCCCTGAAATTGGTTTACCAACAGAATTGTTAATATCATCTTGATTTAACACATAGTCAGTGTTTTTAATATACAGTGTTCGTCTTCTGTCACTAACTGATCTCCAATACGTACTGTTAGTATTATATTTTTGCCATACGTCTATGTTAAGTGTAATAGGTGCTTGGGTAGTGGCGGGCGTCTGTATTGTGGTTGCACCCGAGTTCCAGTTTACAGAACCACCCGGAGCAATTTGAGCAAAACTTGGTTGTCCACCTTGAGCAACGCCTGACAGTCCTTGCCAACCAATATCATCTGGATTGACCGGATAGTTTTGAGGATTAATTACTCCTGATACAACAATGTTTCCTGTTTGTCCTGATGCATTAGGTTCTGTTGTAATTTCAAGACCTTCTAGCAATAACTGTGCTCTGTTAATAAGTTCTCTTTCACCTAGGTCACCTGTAAGTGCATTTGATACACTAGGTGCTAGTCTAATCAAGAAAGATGTAAACGGTGTAGTACTAAATTCAACACCTGTCGCCGCGTATGAGAATAAGAAACCTCTATCTGAATCAAATCCTCCGTCTGTAATAAACGAAGAACCCCAGTGTTGAATAATTGGTGTTGTTGTATTACTTACAAGCACCAAGCCTGTTTTTTCTGTGTGCGTGGTAGCACTAGCGGCAGTGTATGTTCTTAACGATCCACTTGCATACTGCTGTAATGGTGCCGCTCTTGTACATCCTGTTAATGTGTTATTTGTAATTCCTGTGTATGTAATAAGTTCGTTGTCAATGTAAATCGTTCCTCCATCATCAGGAAAGTCACTTGCATCTACTAGTTCAATTTCATCTTGCTCTGCTGTGATTGTAGATTTAAGTTTACCTATAGCACTTTCATTCATAACTTCATAACGCACAGGTTGGTTACCAGTACGCATATATGCTTCTGTGTTTACGTTTGAGTTACGTATTCTGTGTGCCATAATAAAGTTACCGTCACCACCTCTGAACATATAGTCAATAAAACCAGCACCAT